AGCAATCACGCGCTTGGCGCCAATCTCGGTGGTGTACCGCCCCCGGTATTCCTGAGCCGGATCGACACCGCAAATCGCGGCCGCGCAGTCCGCGACAAACAGGCAGCAGTCAAATTCGCCCCACAAAAAAGGCCGCTCGATGGCGGCCTGGATGGTGTCGTGTAGCCTCGTGGGCCAGTCTCGATAGCGCATGACAGTTACTCGTAGGTGAAGGACGGTGCATCTTTCTTGGCACCCCAGAAAATCGGCCATTCGGCCATCTGCGCGACGGCGTAGAAAAAGCGGTCACCATCATGGCGTGCACGGTGGTTCTCATCGGTCCAGCGCTCTGTGCCAATCCGGTTCCACTCGGCCATCCGATCAATGATGGTGACCGTGATCGAGCTGTCGCCCGTCGAGCCGCCGTAGGAAAGCTTGGCGGCGTCCATTCGGCCACTGAAGAGAATGTCGGCGGCGTAGTTCCCGGCTTCGTCGTACACAACGAACATCAAGCGGGCGGACCGGCCTCGACACCCGGCAACCGATGTCTGGGAAAGGATGTAGCTGTCCAGGCCATTCAGCCTCAGATCGATCGAGAGGGAGGAGCCTGATTCAGCGCTTTCACTGGTTGCGCCCACCTCTCCAAAAGTGCCCACGCCGTCATAGGCGTAGCCGTTGATGATCAGTTGGCCGGTACCTGTGTGCGCCCTGACCATGCCGTCCGCGAAATCCAGCTCGCAAGCGAACACCGGCGTGAAGTTGCCGGCAGCAATGATGCTCAGCACTGACGGGGAAAATGGGAAAACGGCAGCCATTAGAAGGCCTCCCGACATTCGATGGAAAGTTCGGACACCACCGGCCGGACCGACAACGTGTAGCTGTCCTCGGTGAGTCGCATGATCGAGTACGGATTTTGATACTCAACAGCAGCGCCAGCAGGCACAGCCGAGCGCAGTCGCCGATTGAGTGGCAACACGGCCGTGCCGCCAGCGGTGGCAACCACATCCTCGACCACCTCATGCATCACCCCGGCGACGGTAATGAAATCCCCCTGGCTAAATACCCGTCGACCACCCTCCAAGCCGGTCAGCGTGATAGTGGACGCCATAGCAGCCCCAGTCTGTACGACCGGTGCCCCGACGTTATCGGTACGCCGGCGTGTAAACGCGGGCAATTTGAACGTGCCGAAGCGCCCCTGCAGGCGCCCCAAGAACGCGGTCACTACCCGCTCACGATCTCGTGTCAACTGGGGTAGCGACAATGAGCACTTCCAGTAAGACCCGGGATATCCCACGATTTGCTGGCTGTTGTTCAGTGAGGAGGTAAAATCGCGGTTGTTGTAGACCATGCCCCAGCTCATCTGCGCCGGGCACACCTCGGCGGGCCATTCGATCGCCATATTCACACCTTAAATTTTCTTGCGAATGGTCTGCATGATCTGGCCATTCCGATTAACGTCCTGGAGGATCGCGGTCATGGTCTGTCGCATACCTTGCTGAACCATGGCTACCGTCTGGGCGCTCACATCGCTACCAATGTTGAAGACCTGCTGAATGTTGGCGCTGCCACCGCCATCCGCCGAGCTGGAGGCAACTTGTGGCGGTAAGTCCCAGCTATCACCAGCAGAGCGCAGATCACCCATCGGCGTGGCCTTACCTTTACGTAGGGCCTCCACTGCAGACACCCCACCAAATCGCTTGATGTCGGCTTGGCTCCAAACAACCTCACCCTTGTGAACGACACCGGCCGGCTCATTGACTCCTCCTGCACCGGTGTACCCTCCCCCCGAAAAACCTTTAATCAGTGCAAAGGCCGCCAGCAACGCAGTACCGCCGACAATCGCGGCCGCACCGAACGAACCGACAGAAGCAACCAATGCCGCAGGAAGCCAAGCCGCCATGGTGGTGCCTGCCGCCGCTACCTGGGCCGATGCGACAGTAGCGGTTGCAGTGAGCGAAGAAGCTGTAGACGCCGCGTCAGTGGCCAGCTTTGCAGTGGTTTTAGTGGCCTCGCCGGCCACGGTAGCTGTGGTTTCGGCTGTAATACCTGCCATTTTCAACGCCTGCACTACAATCCACTTCGCAGCAATGTCGGTCAGCGCGCCAAGAACAGAATTGGCCATGGTTGCCGCCAGGTTGCCAAAGGCATCCCCGACGCTCTCCGTGCCCTTGATGATTCCTTGAAGACTGTCCGATATCGACGACGTGGCATCACCTAGTATCGACTCAGTGGCTGCCCCGGCCTGCTCGCTGAAGTCGGCGGCGATATCAACGTAGTTCTGCCATGCATCCGAAACACCTGCGAGCCAGTCGCCCTGCATCTCGTCCTGTTGCTCGTAGAAGTTGCGCTGATGCTCAAGCCGAAGCTTCAGGGCCTTATCGAGTGCGCCGGTCTCTTTCTGGTAGTTCACTTCCGCATCAGGGTCTTCTGCAAGAAGCGCCTCTTTGTACTCCTTGTACATTTCTCGGCGCTGCTTGTTGTAGTCCTGCTCGATGGCGAGCAACGCCCGGAACCGCTCCCGCGACTTGTCGCCCTGGCCAGCACCAGCAAGCTCCATGTCCAGACCTTCCTTGGCAGTTCGGTTGTCCTCATCGAGGTTGACCTGCAAGGCAGCGAGCTTCTTGGCATCCTGGTCGGCCTTGAGTAGCGCTTTCTTGGCGTCCAACTCAGTCGCCAGCCCCTCAAGCCTATTACCTTGCGCCTCCGAAAGCCCCTTGAGCTTTCCTTGCTCAAGCTCAAAGGCGAGCTTGTCGACCTCAGTGGCATTCTTGCGCTTGTCGGTCGAGGTGTTGATCAGGGCAATCTGGCGCTTGTAGCCTTCCTCGGCCGTGTCGAACTGGCTTTGGAGTTTCTTGGCGGCGGTTTCAGCTGCTTTGGCGGCTTGCTGTTGCGCGGGAGTGAGGGCAGTGAACGTGCCGTCCTGACCCTTTTGCATCTTCTCCCACAGATCAGCTAGTTCTTTAATTTGGTTGGTAGCCCCAGTGGGCTTCTCATTAAACGAGTCCATGAGGTTGCCATAGCCAATGGCAAGCCCGTCCATCTTAGCCGTTGCGCCACTGAGCGTCTTACCCATGGCATCAACGTTCTTGAAGGCGTTATAGATCCTGACCGGCGGCAAGAATCGCTCGTACCACTTGGCGTCCTCTCCGCCGACCATGGCGTTATCAAGATCGGAAAGGGTCTTCAGCCCAATACTCAATAGATGGATTCCCGCCACAGTTCCCACGGCAAACTTACCTAATGCGCGAAGGCTCGCTGCCAAATCGTCAGATACCTGCTTGGCTAAAACTCCATTTATGGTCGTATCACTAAGCCTGGTAGCAAAATTAGCAAGCGTCGGTAGCATCGCGCTTGTTATCTGATTTCCAAGCCCGCTAATAGATTGCTCAACCAACCAGTTGGCGGATTTTAACTCCTGAGCTGCGCGGATCGTCTTATCATCCATGATCGCGCCAGCCGCCTCAGCGGCATCACCAAAGCGCTTGAATCCTTCTGCGTTATTCCGCAAGAGAGGCAAGAGCACAGTAGCATCGTTGGCGATAGCCTCCATGTAGAACGTCATATCTGACTGACTGACCTTCGCCTTCTCCAGGCTGGACACGTAAAGCCCTAGAGCTTGGCTTCCGCTGAGGTTACGGAACTGATCGGCAGTGACGCCCACTTTGGGGGCTATCTGATCGAAGAAGTCCTTCATCGCGCCGCCGCCGGTGTTCAGAAAATCACCGACCTTGTCATTCACATCTTTCAGGATGTCCGCGAGTTTATCTTGCTCTACACCAACGGTCTTTGCTCCAGTCGCTAACTTTTGAAAGTCGGCAGTGCTCACGTTTGCTACCGAGGCTAGCTTGGCTACCTCTGTGGCTGAATTTATAGCTGACACCGTCATTGCGGTGATTGCAGTGATTCCGGTCGCCAGTCCGGCACCAATGGCTGTACCTACGGCCTTGGCACTTTTCTCTACCTGCTTTCTCCACTTCTCCGAGCTGCGTTCGGCTTTATCCATGCCTGCGATGAATCCGCCTACACGGGCAATAACATCAAGAGTCAAAGTACCGAGAGATCTTGACGCCATTATATTCTCCAGAAATTAAAAACCCGCCATCAGGCGGGTTTTGCTTCACTTTAGTATTCGAGACTTCTCTCTATCAAACTCTTCTGAGGTTAAAGCCCCACTGCTTCGCAGCGCTGAGATTCTTTCTAGCTCTTCGTACCTGGAAACTTTGCCCGGCGCATCACTCTGGGCAAGCGGGAGTGGCTTGCTTATGAATGCCCATACCAGACAGATAACCCATACAACTCCAGTCCATCCCAAGAGTAGATTCAACATGAAAATCGCAGTGTAATTCTCATGATGCCGATGAAAGGCAATCATCATGGGGATAAAGTACAAAACAAACGATACAGCCAGAATCAAGATGTAAGTGCCGGTAATAAATTCCATGGCCAGTCCCTTGGGAGAAAGCTGCCAATCTACCACCCTGCCGCCGAATAACGAAAAAAGCTACGTCCAGGAAGCTATCGCTTCCTGCAGAGAAATCGACCTGTCATCCTGGTCATGCGGCGTGAAGTCCTGGATTGTGTAGGGCTCTGGCCGCGTTTTCGGATCTCGCGTCCGGTTGGCCAACATCGTGGCCACCATGGCTACCGAGCGCTCAACCCGCATACCAAGATGCAGAGAGCCGCGGCGTTGCCTGAACTTCACCCAAGACCTGAATTCGCGGAGGCTCAGGTTTTCTTGCGCCTGCGCGATGGTGCAGCCGCCGATGCCGCAGAGGACGAGTTCGTGCCAGATTTCATCAAGCTCGTCGAGTTCGGCGTCTTTCCCAGATCGTTCACCTCATGGATCGCGCAAAGCAGTGCGACCGTTAAGGCGCCGTCGAGAGAGCCGAGGCGCTTGGTGTTTTCCGGGTCCGCTTCCAGCTCGACCGGATCAAGTGGGCCATGAGTGATGTCCATCGGGCTGCTGAACACGGGGTTCCCATGTTCATCGCAGATCGATGCGGCGATCTTTCCGGCAATGCTGTCCGTCTTGCCGCCGAACGCGAGTACATCACTGACCGCAGTCTGGTAACCCAGCGGGCGCACGAACACTGTAGCGGTGAGGTCAGTATCGTTCTGACGCCACTTGATCTCCTTTTCAACTGGGCGCCCAGTGAACGAACCGGCGCCCTTGAGCGCTTCAAGTGTCAGTTTCATGGATTCTCCTTGACTACCCAGTTGAGTTTGCCCGAACGCTGAATGGTGGCAGCGGTGCTCACCGAGGCGTTGCTGGCGAAGTCGAACGGGAAGTCCGCGACGTAGCCGGCGAACAAGCACCAAGTGCGAGTTTTCGGCAGTACGAAGTCATCCCCGTCAGCATCGGCGGTGGGCGCAATTCCCTTGCCGTCAGACCAACCGAGAGCCCACAGGATATCCTCGTCGCTATCGTCCTGGGACAGCTGGAACATGCGCACATGGCTGGCATTGCGCGGGTCAGCCAGGATGGTGGCAGTGGCCTGGCCAGGCGTACGCAGGCCCTTTTTGTACTTGCGATCGGTGTCGGACAGGCAGGTGTCATCGATCTGGTCGGCAGGGGCGCCGCCGGGGTTGAAGGCTGTGAGGCACTCCACTTCCATCACGGTCTTGGGGCCAGATCCGCCATTGGCAGGCGGCAGCAGCGCGTAGAGCTGGGCGCCCTGAGCGTTCATCGACATGGTTTTTCTCCAGTCAGGAATGAAAAAGCCCGCACTGGGCGGGCATCGGGTCTATCTAAATTTCAACGGGAAACCCACCAGTCAACGTCGAAACTGGCGCGGTAACTGGTCGTCTCGGTATCGCGCCCCTCGGCGCCCCAGCGGGTGATGTAGGCCTCCAGCTCAATGGCGTCACGGATCGAGTCACGGACCTTTCGCGCGATGTCACCGGTGGTCGCGTACACGTCGACCTGCAGCGTGACGCTGTCGGCATCCGGGCGGCCCGCCAGGTAGTTCTCAGGGTTGCCGCTGACGATCTGCCAGACGGCATAGGGCTTCGTCACACCCTGTGGCGCCTCACCAAACGAATAGAGCCGCATATCAGTGCCGGTGCCGAGCAGTGCCGTGACGGCAGAGCTCTGCAAGCAGGCCTGCGCAATCGGTGGTGTCATCGGGAAGCTGCCTTCTTCGCTGCGCGCTTGATAGCGCGGTCAATGGATTTTTCGTACTCGGTTACGAAGGTGTTGGTCACCTCGCTGATGCTGTTGGCCAGAGCCGGACGCATGAACGGGGCAGCGGCCATCTTCTCGGTACCGAACTCGAACAGGCGCCAGTGCGGCGTCGGGGCGTTCTGGCTGAGATCACCGCCATCCTTGAGCACGGCGCCGTGTAGCACACCTATCCGGAAGCCGAGGTCACCGGTCTGCTTAAAGAGGCGGCCATTCCAGCGCAACGCGATGTTGTCCGATATCGACCGGCCGGTCGCCTTGTCGTCAATCCGCTCGGCTCCCTCCTTGGCCTTTTGCACCACCACCTGGGCCGCCTTGCGTAGCGCAGCCCGGCCACCCTTGCGCCGAACGTCGTAGCTGACCGACTCCAGCTTCCCCAGCAGGGTATCCAAGCCGGTGATGCTGAACTCGACACCATCAGCCATCCTTCACCCCCTTATCGACCAAGATCGTCAGGTAGTCGAGACCAGACTTAGCGTCGGCTAGTGGCGGGCCAACGATGCTATACACCTCACCCCGGTAAAGGATGCGCATGGTGGGTAGGACGCCAGGCCGGTATCGGATAACCATCCGACTCGTGGCCTGTGCCTGGCCGGCCTGGGCGGCAACGAAGTCCCTGGCCGACAGGTCTTCGACTCTGGCTGGGCACTTCTCCCAGCGAGCGACCCATTCTGGCTCCCCAAACTCCAGGGTCACTGGGTCACGCACCGCTTTCAGCTCCTGAATGTCGATGCGGTGCCGGAGCTTGCCGGCCTGCATCACACACCCATCCGGATGCGGTACGGCATCAGCAGGTGCTGGGACGCGAGTGGCAGTTCTGTGGCGGTGGTCCCTGTGACCACCTCCTCGCGGTTGGCGAACAGGTGGCCCAGCTTGAGCAGGCAGGCTGCTTGAATCGCCGGGTTGAGCACCATGCCGTAGGCGATGGCGTCTGCCTGGTCGTATGCGTCGGCCAGCGCCTGGCGGGCGTGTTCGAGCAGGCGACAGCGCAGGGTGTGATCCTGCTCGGCCTCGGCGGCGGCGACCGCCTCAGCATTCGCCTCCTTGGCTTGCCGCATGGCCGCCTGAACGCCGGCGCGAGCTTCATCGAGCGCCACCTGGTCTAGGTAGAAGCGGCGGTTGAGGAACCCCATCGCCGCATCTTCCGCTGCACCAAGCTGCGCCTCGACCAGCACCTGATCTTCCGGCTCGGCCAGCAGGTGATGCATGGCCAGATCGATGGCGATCACGGGCATGGGTTACTCCTCGGCCTGCGCCGGCTCACCACCGGCGATCAGTCGCTCAGCTTCCGCATTGGCTTCTTCCTGGTTACCGGAGAACTCGCCAACCTGGTTGCCTTCAGCGTCCACCACGATGTACTTGCCAGCGCCCTTGTGCTTAGCCTTGAAGGCGGCGACTGGCGGAGAAATCGGCAAGGCTACCGCCCCCAGGCTGCTGGTGGTCAGCACGCCCGCGCCAGCTGCATCTTCCTGCGAAATGGTCACCACCACCTCGCTTTCCGAGTCGTCCAGCTCTGCATAGCCCTTCTGGATCAACTGGCGTCCGTGCTGCTCGATGGTTTCGAAGGCCGTGCCCTCCACCAGTGTTTGGCCACCCAGGTACAGAGGTTTCAGGGTTTTGAGCTTCATGAATGCCTCCAGGGGCCGCATCTTGTGCGGCCCTCACATTGGGTTACGGAGTGACCGGGGCGGCGAATTCACCGAAGATGAACGCTTCCGGACGCTTGACCGCCAGCGCAGCGCGCTCTTCACAGCGGATCGAGATCAGGTTCTTCTCGAAGTCGTCGGCGTTTTCGGTCGAGATCACCACGTTGGCGTCTTCACGATCGAACAGCTGAGCGCCAGTTTGGAATGCACCGGTCAGGAACTTGCCCAGGAAAGCAGCGACCTCGGTGGCCACCACCGGCAGCCCCCACAGCACAGGACCAGCCAGGCCCAGCGGGTTGGCGAGGATGTAGCGACCCAGCGTGTCCTTGGTCAGCTCGATCTTGGCCCAGTCCATGAAGTGCAGGACATGACCGGAAGCCGGCAAGCGCGCCAGCTGGGCCTGCAACATCGCCAGGCGGAGATCATCGATGCCCGACCGTTTCTCCACTTCGAATGCCGGGACGTATTTCGAGGCCTGAGGGACGATGCCGTGCAGGTGAACGCCAGTGCCGTCACCAAACAGGATCTCCTGCTCCTCGACGTACTTGAGGCCGTATCGCATTTCGACATCGATGGTCGAACCCAACTGGGCGAAATCGTCCAAGATCTGTTTGGAGGCCTTGAACATGTGGGCGATGGTCGAAACTGCAGTGAGTTTCGACGCGAATTCGATGTTGGAGTAGGGCTTGGCGGTGCCCTCGGCCACGACTTTGGCGGCGTTGGTGAAGCCGGTCTGCTGTACCCAGAAGATCGCCGGGGCAGTGGTTCGGCCCGGGGCGATCAGGTCACGGATGAACAGCCGCTGCTTCGGCGCGGTGTCGATACCGGGCAGGCGCTGAGGCTCGACGATGCCGGCCGGAACATCACTGGACAGCAGGGCTGCACTGACTGGAATGTTGACGCGCTTGCCACCCTCGATGCTGGCGGCGAACTGTTTCAGCGCTTCGCTTTTGATCACGACGCCGCCCAGGCTGTCCTGGGCTTGCGGGGCACCTGCGGAAGGCAGACGCGCGAACTCCTGTTCGAGTTCGCCAAGCTGGGCTTTCAGCTGCTTCTCGGCCTCGGTCAGGCTGTTGAACTTGGTCGCCAGTTCGTCGACTGCGTTTTTGGTTTGTTCGGACAGGCCGCCGGCCTTCTTGGCCTCGGCCAAGGCGTTTTCGGCCTGCTTGCTGAAATCGCTGGTTGCCTGCTTGAGCTCGGCGGATACCTGCTTCAGCAGGTCAGCGGTGTTATCTGCCATGGGATTTTCTCCGGTTACTTGAGGGCTGCTGCCGAGAACCGCGACATGGCGGCCTGTAGATCGGCAAAGTGGTTGGCCAGATCGGCCGGGGTTTCGGCAGCGCTGCGCGTACCGGAGGGGGCAGCGCCAGGCGTACCCCCTTTGAGTTCTTGAATCAGGGATCGGCGCTCGGAGCGGGGCATGCCCTGCTTCGCCAGAATCGCGTCCAGTCGGCGAGCTGCGATCTGGTGCGGCGCCTTGGCCTGTGGGTCTTCCTGCGCGGCGTCCGATGGGAGAAGGCCGTCAGCGAAGCCCGCTTCTACGGCCCCGCTCCCGCCCATCCACGTCTCGACATCCATGAGGGCGCGCATTGCGGCGACCTCATCGCCGGTTCTGACCGAGTAAATGTCGGCCAAGGTGCCGTCGATCTGGTCGAGGAAGTCAGCGACTTCGGTGAAGTCGTTTCGGTCGCCTGCGGCAATGGTCCACGCGTTGTGGATCATCATGAAGCCGGCGCGGGCGATCTGGATTTCATCGCCAGCCATGGCAATGAACGAGGCAGCCGAGGCAGCCAGGCCAAGCACTTGGACGGTCACCTTGCCCTTGTGCTCGCGCAGCAGGTTGTAGATCGCCAAGCCTTCGAAAACATCACCGCCAGGGCTGTTGATCTTCACGGTGATGTCTTTGTCGCCGATACTGCGAAGCGCGGCGCTCACGCGCTTGGCGGTGACGCCCTCGCCCGTCCACCAATCCATGCCGATCGGGTCGTACATGGTTATCGTGGTGGAGTCGTCACCGGCTGCCGCCTTGATTGCGGGATTCCAGCGCTCCATCGCCTTTGGCAGTAGATCGGATTCGACGCGCGCGTGTGGCCGCACCGCCGGCGCTGCCGGTAGTGTCTTGAGAGTCATGGGTTACTCCAGGTCAGGCCGCTTTGAGCAGCGGCATCGATATCAGCGCGTGGGCCATCATTGGGCCGTCCGGGTTTCCGGCTTCCAGAGCCTGGGACGCCAGCTCTACCGCCTTGTTGATGGCATCCCGGTCATCGTTGTTGCGCGCCGAGACCAGTCGAAGCATGAATGCCGAGGCCGCCGGCGATACGCCTGCGCTGGGCTTCCCGAGTTGATCCAGAGGCACCAACGCAGACTGGACCGTGTAGGTGTCACCGCCCGGGATTGGCGGCAGGTTCTCAAGCCGCCGCACCTCGTTGCGAGACATCCAGCCATTTTGCAGAGCCGTGTTGTACCAGGCCCCGCGGCCGGCGCTGTCCGCGCGCAGCAGACCTTCCACCGCGAACTCGGCGAAGTAGTCGTCGGCATCGGCGTCGCCGATCAGGCAACGAGTGATTTCCTGCTCGATGTTGACCAGTAGCGGCCGCAGGCTGTTGGTGAGGAAGTGAAGGTTTTGCGCCTCAACCGAAGCAGCCCAGCTGGACTGCTTGTCCATGTGACCGACCATGAAGGGCGGCACACGGAACCAACGGCACATTTCCTCGATCCCGAAAGACCTGGACTCCAGCATCTGGGCGGCCTCAGGGTTCATCGTGATGCCCTGGTACTTGAAGCCTGCCTCCGCCACCATGATCTTGCCGGCGTTCTTCGACCCCATGAACGCCTGCATGCTGGCCCGAAGCTGCTCGCGCTGCTGCGGTGTGATCTTGGCGTCGCTGCTCAGGATGCCGGACGCCTGCATGCCCTGTGCGAACACCTTCGCCGCGGCCTCCTCGATCGCCATCGCCGAGCCGAAGATCTCGCGCCCGGTGGTTACCGGAAGCATCCCGCACACCCCGTCCAGGCCAAAGCCGCGGATGTGCATCAGGTTCTTCTCGGGAATGTCGCGATCCACGCCATTCTCGTTGTAGGTGTACTTTAGGCGCCCGTTGTCCTGCCGCTTCACCCTCATGGACTGGGGCAGAAGCGGCACCAGGGCGATGATCCGGCTGCCGATCATCTTCTTCTCGACGAACGCATTGCCTCGAAGGCAGATGCTCGCCACCACCAGCAGCATGAAGCGCTGCGGGGTCATCTCGGCGTTCGGGATGCGGCAAAGCACGCGGAACAGCGGATGGTCTTTGGCGACCTCGCGTGATCCGTCGGGAAGGCGCCGAAAAAGCTTGAGCGGCAGCGTAGAGACGGACTCGGACAGCAGCCTTACGCATGCCCATACCGTGGACAACTGCATGGCCTTGTCTACCGATACGTGCTTTCCAGATGCAGAGCTGCCGAACCATTCTTGCCAAAATGCGCCGTCCTTCAGGCCTATCGGCACCCCGAGCCAGTTTTGCAGCGCAGCCTTCACCCGGCCCGGTTTCTTGTCGGCCATCAGATTCCTACCATGATCGGGTTGTCAAAGAAGCCCTGGAGATCACCAGAGCCTTCCGGGTTCAGCGCCATCAGCGAAACAGCATCGAATGTCGACATCAGCGGATCGATCTTTGCCGAGCCGCTGGCCTGCTTGGTAATCGTGATGGCATTGCCTTGCGGAACGACACGGGCATTACCGACACACCAGTTCATCAGCGCGCTGCCGCAGTGGACCAGTTCGCCCCCAGCCACTTTGCGCTCGGTCGTCTTGATCGCGCCGTTGAGCTTCCAGCCCTGCGAGATGGCCACGATCTGTTCCATGGTGATCCCGCGCTCTCGGGTGGTGAGCTCGTCGACGATGTCGCCGATACCGGCCGAGTCCACACCGATTGCCAGCTTCTCCGGCAGCAGGCCGCGATCCCTGATATCACAGATGATGTCGGCTACCTGCTGGACATCATCACCTGGTCGATCAACGACGGTCAGATCGCCCGCCTTCTCGAAATCCCTCAGCACACTGGCGATATCCATACGCCGCTCGAACACAATGTTGTGCGCCCAGGCGTGAGCCCAATGGAGCCATCGGCGAGTCAAGGGCTCGCGGCCCAGCACTGTCAGGCCGAGCAAGTCGTCAAGACCACCACCGTCGATACCAACCGTAACCACTTCGGAGCGCTGCAGCAGGCTCTCCAGGGTCATGACAGCCTCAGCAGCCGATTCCCAGTGGTCAGCGCCTGCCCAACGGTCTGACCGCAGGTCCAGGCCGATCTCGACGTTGAGGTGCTTCGCTAAGAAGCCGCGTATGGCCCCCTCGCCCTCTGCCTGCGCCTCCTGATACTTCTGCTCGATCACTTCCTGATCGACAGAAAGACCCCAGTTGGGATTGGTCACATGGGCGTTTGCCAGGTCGCGGTGCTCGTTCCGCTCAATCATCTCTTTCGGGAACTCGTAGATCACGGGCAGGAAGCGCCGGTCCTCGATCTCCCCGTCACGCACTTTGCGCGCATAGTCCAGCTTGGCCTTGAAGGCGCCGGCCGGCGGCTCGTCGGACTGAGTGGTGCAGTAGAAAACAAACCCCTCTGGGCGTGACGCCAGGCCGCCGGTGGCCTCGACCAACATCTTCGCCGACTTGGCCTGCTTGCCGAACTCCCAGAGTTCGTCAATGAACACACCAGTCGCTTTCTTGCCAGTGACAGTGGCCGAGTCGGCCGCCACCACCTTCAGGTTTGCCTTGTTCAGGTTGTCGGTGACGATCCGGTTGTATTCCTGCACGTGGAACCTGGCCTGCAGGTCCTCGTCCGCATCGATCATGTCCCGGATCGGCTTGAACGCGTTGTCAGCCGCTTCCTTCGTCGGCGCCAGGATCAGGAACTCGCCAGAGGGCCGGGTGTTCAAGATCAGGGCCGTGAGCATGATGCCCGCGGCGATCGTCGACTTGCCGTTCTTCTTGCTCACCATCAGGAAGTAGTTGGTGATCAGCCTGCGGCCGGCGTCGGCGTCATAAGCGCCGAAGAGCGCGGCCACAACATCAAGCACCCAGCTGCGACAGGTATCCCCCATCAGGGGGCTACCGTCGGCATCAACCATTCGAAGGTTGCAAAACACGTCGAGAGCATCTTCTGCCTGCTCGGGGAAGATGGGCTCCACCGGCACGAGTGCCTGGCCACGAACGATCCTGCTCTCCCAGTCGGGGCACGCGGTAGTCCATTTCTTCATTTGACGGCCTTCAAGTGGCGTTCGCGCAGCCCGAAGCGGTTGCCGCTGGCCCCCACCTTCGCCGCTTCTTCGAGCTTCTGTTCCTTTTTGCCCATGCCGGACTTCTTGCCGTGAAAGTACGGGAGCGCCGACTGGGCGGCGTTGCGCCGATCAAAGATCTTGGCCTGGGGATCGTTCATCAGCGCCAGTAACCAAACGAGCGGATCGTCGGTGTTGGGCAGGTCGACCAGGTCGCCCGACTCGTCACCCGGCGGGCCGTACTCGGCGGCCTCGCGCTCTGGCGCCGGCTTAACATTTCGGGGCGCCTTTAACTTTTCCAGAGCGGCAACAACGTCAGGGTCTTTGGCGAGCCGAGAACCTGCCGCCGAAGCGCTGCCCGCCGCGTAACCTGCGGCTTCCGCCGCTTCGCGATTCGAGGCACCAGCAGCCTTAGACTCGACAAAACGGCGCTTTTTCGATGTTAACGCCATTAACAAAAACCTCTGAAACAGGAAAAAATTTCACGCGTGCGGGGGCAGGTGGTCTGGAAGCGAAAAGCCATGAACTCTCCACCCACCCCTCCCCTAGAATCGGGGAAGTGACGTGCTACAACCAGATGAAGCACGCCATTGACGTGCATCAACCGATCTGGCCGGCGGCCTCCTCGGCTGCCTTCACCACATCGTGACAATGCCGGCACAGGGTCTGCCAGTTGCTTCGGCTCCAGAACAGCTTCATGTCGCCCCTGTGCGGGACGATGTGGTCGACGACAGTACCTGCGGTCACCCGCCCCTCACGCTGGCAGTACACGCACAGCGGGTTGGCCTGGAGCCATTCGGCCCGCGCCACTTGCCACTTGTACCCATAGCCACGCTGTGCAGCTGTACCCTTCGCCGTTCGCCATGACTCCGGGTTGACCGTCGCCAGCCTTGATGGCTGCGCCTGCATCGGTGGCTTGAGGGACGTGAGCCTGGCCATCAGCGGCCACCGTGAACGGGCGTGCCATCCAGGTAGGCCAATGGCACGGCGTCAGGATCTACATCGTCACCGTCAGCCAGCGCTTCGATCAGCGCCAGGTTCTGGGTCGCGATCTGTTCGAGCAGGCTTGTCTGCTTCTGCTGCTGGTCCAGGATCTGCTGGAGTAAAGAGATTGCTTGCTCGTTCACGGGCCACCTTCATCCACTTGTTGATCCATTCGCGCCGGGCGGCGCATCCACTACAGGCCATTGCTCACCTCCTGTACCAGGTCAGCTGGTAGCACCGCGCATCGGCGGGTATCTCGGCGATGGGCCAGCGCAAGCAGCCCATGTACTTTCGCTCTGGCCGGGTGCGGCTCACACGCAGCGTCTGCACCAAATAGGCAGATCCGGCAGCAGTGGTTATGAAATCACTGACTGCAATGCCGTCGGCACCGTCGACATACAGCCTGCATGGTGTATAGGGTTGCTTGGCCATGTTCGATAAGCTCTCTCGCGCAATGAAATCGGCGCATCCGCGGGGACGTCGGAACGACCTTCCGCCCGGATGGTCGTAGCGGAAAGATCTGGAGAAACCGTGATGAAAGAAATCGAAGAGCTTATAGACAGGTGCGTTTTGTTAACCGAGAAGCTTGAAGGCCTACTGGAGGAGCATCCCGTGGCGTCCGGATCAGTTGTTTATCAAACTGCCGTTCGTGTCCTCACCATGCAGGTTAATCAGCTTCAGCAAGATGTAATTACCAAGGCAGCGCGCGGAGTCATCCACGAAAGGGATCAGCTTCAACCGGTCTTCGGTCGAGTGCTTCACTAATCTGGCGGAACGCATGATCAGCGTGCTCGCGCCACGAAACGGCGCATGTCTGATTTGTGGCGCGGCTACTGCGATACCCGGTTCAGCGCCTCATCAGCCTTGTCGGCTGCCTGGGTCGCAGTAGTGGCTGCCTTCGACGCCTTGGTCGCGGCGCTCTCGGCCTTTCTGGTCAGCTCGTCCAGACGCTTGTCACATTCAGCCATTGCGGCGTCGTAGGCCTTCCGGATCTCGTCGACCTGGTGCGACTGAGTGCTGGCCATCGACCAATAAGCAGACTGCCAACCCAGAACTGCACCGCCTGCAATGAGCACCACAGCGATGACCCACACCTCTGCCCGTCGCCACCAGCGTCGAGCGATGAATTCCAAAGCGCATTTGTCCATCAGGCTGTACCTCCAAGCTGTGCACGCAGCCTGGAGATCTCTGCGCTCTGCGTGGTCACCTTCTCAGTGAGCTGGCCCACCTGACACGTGAGCGCTTCAATCTTTCCTTCCATCCGTCCAACTGCTGCTGCCAACTCGTTGCGCTCCTTGGCGAACTGATCGGCGCGGGCCTCGGCCAGCTTTCGGGCCTCTCGCTCGGAATCGAGCAGTTCATTAAGCCGGCGGACAGTGCCGATATCGGCATTGTCCATAGCGCGATCAGCAGCGTCCTTGGACAGGAAGCGGCGCACCCATAGCAATGCGCCCGTGACAACGATGCCACTACCGCCCAGCCAGGTGGCTGTGCCTGGGCCCAGGTCGGTCGGGTCCATTTGCTTGCTCCGTACGTGAGAATTGTGCTCCGGCGTTAAACCGGCCGGATGCTTGCCCCCGGAATCCCTAGGGGTTAAAAGGAATGTTGGCCGATCTGGCTTCGCTAGAAGGAACTAGTAAATGCCCGTCAGTAACATCTATGTGGTCGCTTATCACCTCCATGGAGAAGCTCGCGAATTCATCGTCCGCGCCGAGAGGATGGATAACGCTGAGGCCTGGCACTGGGCTGCCTGCGAAGCCGGCGTTGGAGTCATCCCTAAGTTCACTGCTTCGGATATCAGAAAAGTCTCTCGGCCTGCTGCTGAGCGCTTCGGCATAACTGACGTCCAATGGCGGAGGTCCGGCAACCTATGAAATACCGCATCGACTACAACCTCAAAGGCCATACCAGATTCTGGATATGCGATTGGTCTAGCACGCCGAACGAAGACAATGTGCTGACCGCTCTCCTCCGTCTGCATGCCCCCGCTGACCCCTTGTCTGAGGCGCGCGCGCCGTGCCGCTTATCACATGATGATCTCCGCATTGCGGTCGCAGATTTGGGTATCTCGGATGTACGCATTGAGGGGGATGATTAGCTATGCCGGGGCACCCAGGCCGACGCTGGCAAGTACGCCGGTCACTGCGAGGGCGCCGGTACTTGGCTCGGCCATAGGTGGTGCTCCAGAAACAAAATGACCCGTCGAACTGGCGAGCCCTTGGATACGTGAAAAGATGGCCCCGTGCTATCGTCGAGTTTCCACACAAGACGTTTCACGGAGCGAAAAACGATGAAGGTAACCCTCAAGTGCGCCAAGTGCGGCAGTGACAAGTTCGAGGTTCCGGCTAGGCCGAACAACAACTCGAAGGTCACCTGCGGCAAGTGCGGCGCTGTCGAGACTTACGGAAAGCTCATGAAGGCTGTGGGTGACAAGGTCACGAAAGACCTGGAGCGGCAGCTCGGGAAACTGTTCAAGTGACTTGAGCGTTTCGCCCAGAGGGCGCAGGAAGTCAGCGGCGCCCTCAACCTCAACGTCGAGCTGTAGCTTTTCCATACAGCCTCCAGATACGAAAAAGCCCCGGCAGATACCGAGGCTTGGAATGGGTGCGGAGGGCCGGTGCTTACCCGGCTTGGTGGCCTGGATCGCTGGGTCACATACCCCAGACTCTCATCGCGTAGCCGATCAGGGAGCGCACGGCTTTGATCGAGGCCACTACCGACTTAGCCCAGCTGCCTGAGCGTGTCATCCGCATAAAAAAGCCCGCACAGGGCGGGCAAAGAGGGATCGTGCTTTTTTAAATCTGGTGGCTGTAGAACAGCGAGTACGACTCGATACCGTCGTTGGGCTGCTTAATGCCAGCGTTGGAGTAGTGAATCGCTCGGATGCCAACCTTCTGCGTCTCGCCGATCTTCAAGCCCGCACCGATGCGGTCTTCGAAGTTGAAGGCCGAACCAAAGTCCTGGTCACCTGCGGAGGTACCAGAGAAGACCGCCAGGCCGATGCCAGCCTCAACGAATGGCTTCACGTTACCGTTGCCGAACTCGTAAACGAAAACTGGCGCAAAGGACAGCGAGTGAGCCCCACCTGAAGCATCGCCTGCTTCCCAGTAGGTGTAGCCAGCATCCCAATAACCGGTGAGACGGCCAGTACTGGATTCAAACCAGCTTTTGTCCCAGTTAAAGCCAATGCCGACGCGCGCTGTAAGACCACCTTGGCCTGTCGCGCCAAGCGCTCCGGATAACTCAGCCGCCCCGGCGGACGCAGCGAAAAGGGAAAGCGCCACAACGGCGAGAACGTTTTTCATACTCACGGTCTTCCATATTATTGAGTAGCAACCTATCAGAATCATAGCGCTATCAAATCGTTCCCTCATACAAGAAAAATGCTTTTTCTGGAGGGCTACCTGAATCGAAGCCCCTCAAAAACACAAAACCCCGACACGATGGCCGGGGTTTGTCTGTGTCGCGTAACGTTGCAAGCTGGACACGCTGCTATGAAAACACGTGTTTATCCGCCCGCATAGAACTTTTTATGCAGCCTCTCGAAATTCTTCAAGGGCGCAGTCGATCCATGCAACGCCAGCCTTGATGATCTCCCGGGCCTTGCGCTCAGACATGCCCGCCTCCCGGCCGACCCTCATTGCCGGATGCTTGTAACCGTAGTAGGCCCACACGAAGTCACCCATTTGCTGGTTACGCTTCACCAACCTGGCCACGGCGCCGTCCACCACCAGGGCCAGATCGTCCGTTATCACATGCTGTCGTGCGCCGCCCACAGATGGGACGTTGTCCCGCATGAGCGCGTAGAGCGGCGACACATAGCGCGGCACTCCCATCTCACACATACGCCAGAACCCCCACTGCTCGAGCAAGTACTCGGTATCGCCCAGCGCCTTGTCCACGTAGGTTCGTTTCTTCATGCAGCCCTCCGGGGCGTTGGGTCGGTATCCAGGCCGAACAGCTCGCACAGGAGCTGGTGGGCCGCTTTGCTCTTCGCGCCGCCCTGGATGATCCAAGCCTTGGCATATTGCTCAAAGCCCTGCACGGCTCTCGATCCGTGCCAGTCAGCCACGATGTCCATCAGGGCGGCCGACCCCATGCGTCCATTGGGCTTGTCCAGCATCATGCGGTTGCCCTTCTTCAGGAACTCTCGCTCTACGGGGGTCAGATTCTTGCGCGGCATGACCGCGATAGCGTCACTCATGGCCAACTCCTGGGTTGAATTCTTGATCGTGCATCCTCCCTTGGGATGGATGCTGTGAGGTGCTGCAACCCGCGCCGGTAGTGGCGCCAACGGCTACAGGCCCGGTTTTCTGTCCCGGCAATGTCTCGGTGTGAATGGTGGCGAATCCCTGCCCGTCGAGGTGCTTGTGCCAGGCCTCCAGCGCTTGGCGTTTCAGCCCTTCGGCCGTGGTATGGATGTAGGTGGCGTCGAGGTCTTTCATGGCGTGGTTCAGCAGCAGCTCGCCCACCATGTAGTCCACCCCGAGGTCGGTCCA